TGCCTGGCCCAGCCCTAGTCGCTGAGATTCTCGTTCCAATCGCAGGCGTCGTCATGTGGATGATCCCCCACCCGGCGAGTTGAGCATCCGCTTGGACTGTGCAATCAAGGCTGCGGCACTACTGCCACCGGGTGCAGGCTTGGTTACCTGCGATTGCGCGCCATTCTGCGGCTCTGGACCCTGGCCTGGTCCACTTGGGCCAGCCGGTCCGGGAGCGCCACCGGGTGGGGCAGGCGGTGGCGGATAGGGCGAGCCGAGCATCTGTGTCTGAACGGCGAGAGCAACCTTGGCAGCCTCCGCAGCTGTCGCCTGCGCCTCGGCACGTGCCCTAGCCTCAAGCCAGGACTCAATGTCATCAGCGGTGACGCCGGGGATACGGCGCCAGAGCTCTTCGACCGGCACACCCAGCATCGAAGCAGCCTTGCCGAGCGCATCAATGGTAGCGGCGAACGACCGGGCTGAGGTGTCGCGCCATAGCACGACGCCATTCATGTCGCTCCAGCCCACATCATCGTTCACAGCCTTGGCATTCAGCCGGAATACATTCCTCCAGCTGTCAACCATCATCGCCTGCTCTTCCTCAACCTTGCGATCTAGGCCATCTCTGGCGGCTGCGAGCGCTTCAGCGGACAAGTTGGCGATCTGTCCAAGCAGATGATACGGAGGCACCTGCGACACCGTGGACATATGCCGGATGCCCGACTCACGCGCTTGGTCGAAAGGCTGCAATGGTGAGACATCAAACTCCCCAAACTTGGTGCCCGGGTCATCCGAAGCCCAGATCCTGTCCACACCCGGCTTGAATGGCTCAGTCGGCCTGCCACCCTCGTCCTCCGATGCCATTCCGCTCACCCAGCGCTGACGGAAGGCAGCAAACTGGGTTGTCAGCATCTCGTTGAAGGTGAAGAAGTTGATCTGGTCCTGGATCGTCATCAGCGGCTCAACTTCACCGACGACATCCTCACCGTCTAGGTCATCCTCGTACAGGAACCGGACAACTGGTACCAGGCCCATGTTGTGCGCTGACACAGGCGGCTTGCCATCCAGATAAGGATCATCAGGATCCGCCAGCTGCAATGGCTGGGTGTTGTTGCCCGGCACGCCGGTCATGATGTAGCGATTCTGCTCATCGTAGATGGTGACGATGAGCCTGCGCTTGCCGGTCACTTTGGGATCATACACGTCCAGGCGTTCCATAGCCACCTGTGGCCACTCATCATTCACCGGGTCCGTGTACAGCGCGATCATCCGACGAGCGCTGCACGCTCGCATCAGTGGCGCATCCTTTACCTGCTCGCCCACGGCCATCTGTCCAGGCAGCACGACAACGTATGCCAGGCCATGCTTCATGACGGCACGATGCACGCCATGCTGTCGGCTGATGAACCGGTTAGCGCGGAACGCATCCCACTCCGGCGTGTTCTCCTGGTCTGGCGTATCAGCCGTTGTGATGCCAGAGCGCCGGTATCCATCAACATGCAAGTTCTGGCTGATAACCGAGACGATGAGCGGCAGGAAGTTCCTCTTCCCGCGCTGCATCAGCCAGCGATACTCCGAGCTCGCACCCTTTGGCGCAAATGGAGGATCCGGCTTGTTGCGCATGTACTTGTCGATGCGCCTGAGCCGAGCCTGGTCGCGCACATGCGTGTTCACGAGTGCGCCAGCAACCGTCACCAGTTCCGACTGATCGATGATCATGCGGCACCCCTGATCCGGCGCATCGTGTCCTCACTGTCTGGCGTATCCGGGTAGATGAACGGAACTCCGCCCACCAGTTCGATCACCTGGTCGTTATCCGGCGCGGTGTCGGCATCGGAATCATCACTGACTGGCTGTGCCATTGCTGCTTCCTCGCCTCAGGATCTTCCGAATGGCTGCCTGATTGTCTTTCTTCGGTACGGCCGCACGGATTCCCTGGTCGGCCTTGTCCTCGCCGCCCGGCTTGATCCACTGGACGTCACCTGGCTGCCAGGTGAATTTGTCATCTTGTGCCATTTCAGCTCACCAACTTCAAGGTAACGACTCGTCTCTTGTCAACATGGCCGTAAGTATCGATGGCTTGCATAGTATCCGAGACGATCTCGAACATGCTGCCACGGTTAAGGATAATCTCCTTCTCGCTGGCATGCGACGATATACCAGCCGTCTTGACGACCTTGGAGCCCTTGGGTATGATAATCCTGATGAATGCCCCGCTACCACCGAAGCTTGTCGCCGTAGAAGTGTTTGCTGTAGTGCTGACGAATCCTCCATCGAGGAACACTCCACCGATATGGCTACCGGTTGTTCCGAACATGATATCGTGCGAGCTAACTCCACGATAGACCACGAGATCTTGCTTAGTTGGCGGAACTTCCTTGAATGCATCGTCAAGTTTCTTGACGGTGCTGGCCGTACTACTGCTGACTAGTCCCTTCCTGAGAGACTGATTGATGCTGCCGTACCCAGACCCTGTGTAGTTACTAATACCCGACTTGATGGAGTTATTCGAAGGCTTGAAGTTCGGTAGCGCATCCCAGACAGCAGGGCCAATCAGCGCGCCAGGCGGAGCACCAGGAGGAAGTTCTTTAGGATCGAAGACAGCCTCAGCCGTTGCCTTACTGGTCGCTGCCTTGGCTGCCTTCTCTGTTGCCAGTTTGGCCTTCAGCTTCAGGTCGGACTGAGTGAAGGCCGGCAGCCCAAGTTCCTTCCGAAGTCCGTTGACCACCTTCAGGTCCATGGACAAAATGCCGGTGTGGGCACCATCCGGCAGAACGCCAAACTTAGCGAAGAACTCAGTTGTGGTTAGGCTGCCGGCATTGAATGCTGTCTGAGCCGTAGCCGGGCCCATGCCGCCTAGATGGCCGACAACCGACTTGCCACTCTTGAGCGTCGTTATCGGCTCGGCAGCATTCTTAACTGATGCCGTTCCCTTGGCCTGCGCCATCAAGTGCTGTTTGGCATTCATGATCTCATTCTGGTCGAGATCGCTAAACGTCAGAGCGCTGCCATTAGGTACATGCCCGTGCGCTGCAAAGAATTCCTCAGCGGTGACCAAGCCTTTGTCATACTCCCACTGGTCCATCTCCTCGGATCCCATAGGAGCATTTGGCTTTCCACCGCTTGCCTGCTTGGCTGCGACTTCCTTGAGGATCTGAGACTGCTTCTGCTCCGATGGTGCGTGGCCCGGTGAGGACTCCCCTGATGTCTTCAGGGATTCTAGCTCTTGCACGTGAAGCTGGTGCAGGATCTGGTCCTGTTTCGGAGTCTTATTCGGCATGTTCTCAAGCTCGGCAATGTGCTTGGAAGCCGGCATGTGCTTGCCGGCAACCATAGACCGCGCTGCATCCTCGGGATGCTTGTAGTTGACGCCAACATCGTTGATGCGGACCCGGTATCCCTTACCCGGCAGATTGCGGACAGGGTTGCCGTGAATGGTTGCCTTCTTGCCCAGTGGCAGCGCTGCGATCTTCTTGGCAGCAGCCAGATGCGCCAGACCCTTGATCCACTTGCCATCTAGATCACGAGGCTCAGCTGGATTGAAATCCGTCACTTCACACCTGCCCGAGCATGGCGCTGGCTCCAGTGTCCTGTTCGGATCTGGGCATTGCGGAAGTCATCTTGGGTGTAGCTGTATGTGCCAAGGTGCTCCATCGAGCTAACTGCCTTAGATGCAAAGCCTCGGAACGCGAACACCGAGACGGTTCGCTTCTGCTGGTCGACCACCTGAACGACAAGCAATGGCTCCAGACCGGCCGAAGCTGCTGCCTGTATCTTACGCAGCTGCTCCTCTTTCTTGATCGCCGTCTTCTTGTTCTGGGCATTCACGTTCAGTGTCTTGAGTTCACCACCGAACGCATTGTCCAGCCGGAAGTCTAGTGGCGTTGTGCGAGATGACCTACCAGACTTGACAGACCCGGCTCCTGCAATCTCCACATACGGATGCCCGAAGTGCATCTCGACAAGATGGGCACCCCTGGAGCGGAACAGCTGCTCATAGGTGTCGCCTATTTCTGTCTTCCCCATCGGCGCGCCAGTACTCGGGTGAAGGAAAGTAGATGGCGTCTGAACTTTAGCACGGCCCGTATCAGTCTTCTTGCCAACCATTCCTCGAAATGCGCCTTCAAGCGCCCAACGCCCATGTACACCCCGGAGTTCGTTAGGGTCGAATGGCATTACGACCAACTCCTGACGCGTCCACCCTTGGCCGGTCTGCCAATCTTGGCCTTGCGCTCCTGCCATGCCTTGCTGCCCAGCACCAGTCTCCGCGCATGGCGGGCGATAATCATCGCTACTGTGCCGTCAATCTTCCGGCGAGACTTCGGTGCCTCCTTCGAAATGCTGATGCCCCAGCGATTCGGCGCACGGCGCGCATTCACAACGTGCTTACTCAGCAGCCCGGAGCCATCGTGTCCGAATGCCGCATCCTCGATCTCCTTCTGCACCATCTCACAGGCTGCCGTGAACTCACCCACATGGGTACGCATGTCCCACGCTATCGTCTGCGGGTCCCGGCCGCCAGGCACAGACCAGACGCGATCGGACAGGATGTCCATGAACTTCTCACGCCAGCGTACCTTGGTGCTCTCTTCCCACTCCTTGACGTCAGCGAAGAATGCCCAGACCTCCCACTGGCTGAATGCCATGTCAATAGCAGCTTCCACCTCATCGGTGGGAATGGGAATGTGGTTGCCACGCGCATCTCTGGTCTCCCATATGCCGACCTCGAACACCCAGCCTGTGGAGATCTCACAGCCAATCAGCGCCGTAGCATCATCTACCCGGCTGCCATCGAATCCGAGCGTTATCGGCGCTCCATCAGGCAGGTGGTGCGCAACCTCCGCCATGGCACGCCATTGCTCTGGCAGTACCCAGGCATCCTCTTCAGACTGGGGCCAGTTCAGATAGAAGCGCTTGGTTACGTCCAGCGGAGTCCTCGGGCTGAGGATGGCCTCGACGATATCCTCAACATTCACCCAGTGCGCATCGCCATAGGTGTACCTGACAGCATTCCGGATGCTATCGACGTCGTCCCAGTCAACATTCGGCTCGGCCATGCGGCAGTCGTAGAGGATCT